AGATCTTTGTCAACACTCCTTTGGATAACGGACTCAAGTCCTGATTCTGACGGAGCAAAAGGCCCTACCATTAGGTGGGGCCACCTTATTATTGCCTTATGGCTGCCACGATCAACGCCACACTCAAAAGCGCAACAGCCAACAGCTATGTGACGTTGGCGGAAGCAGATGCGTATTTTGAAACCGTTCCAAGCTCAACGCAGTGGGATAACAAGCAAGACGACAACAAGAATCGTGCCTTGATTTCAGCAACACGCTGGATCGACACATTGAATTTTTACGGTGATCGTTGCGATGCAGACCAAGCTTTGAGCTGGCCACGCAACAATTACCACGTTGATCGCGTTGAGTTAACTTGCAGTGCCATCCCGTCAGACATTAAGTACGCTGCATTTGAGCTGGCGCGTGCATTAGCAAATGACACGGACTCGATTACAGGGACTACCGGCGATACGGGGTTATACGAAGCCGTCAAGCTCGGAGAACTCGAAGTCAAGTACAACACTTCTAGCCAAGCTACTGGAACTGTCAATAACGTATTCGACGTTTACCCTTGGCTGCAGTCTTATCTTGGTGCTTATTGCCTTGGAGGCTCTGGCTCTTATCAAGTTCGTACTGTGAGGGGTTGAGATGCCAGGAGCACTAGACAGTTTATTTAAAAACGTTGCCAAATCAGTCGTAGCTGATCTGGGCAAATCCCTTGATACGACAGTCATCTACACGCGTAAGGCGTCGCCAGTGTATAACACCAGCACTGGTGCGTTGACGACGACCGACACGTCCTACTCTTTTGACGCACCAATCGAATTTGTACGATCAGAAGAAGAGGCTGAAGCTGAGAAGCGAACAGCAAAGCTTTATATCACTCCAGACCTGATTGGCGACAATCAACCAACTTTTGAAGACAGCGTAAGTGTTAAATATGCAGGGTCTAACAGGGTCGCTCAAATCACTGACATTCGCACCTACAAGGGTGGGCAAGAGTATTTGTTTATTTTGCAGGTGGTGTTCTAATGGCTAAATTTGCGGGCACCAACCTGTTTGATTTTGAAAACGACTTCGAGGCTTATTTTGACCAAGGCTTTAATCGGTTAATTAATAGCTTGGTGGAAGACCTTTCTACTCCTGAAAATAGTCCTGTTTACACAGGGTATTTTGCTTCAAGCTGGCGGGCGTCTTCTTCTCCAATAAAAAGAGAGAGCAGGAAAAAAAGCGATGAGAACAGGCGAACTAAGCCGCCATGGGAAGCTGTATACAATAAACCAGCAAGAGGCACTGGTAACAGCCTTACCCCCTGGGGTGTAAAGAAAGAAATAGGAGTCATAAAAAGACGTTATCCAGGTCCGTTTGACTTTAATTTCAAACAGTATCCGACTGTTTATATTGGAAACAGAGCACATTATGCTCCTTACGCATTAGAAGACGGCAAAACGCTTGCTTTCTTAGGTGACGTAAAAGATCAAGTCAACAAAGCATTTACAGAAAGCCAGAGGCTGGGCCAAATCAAGGTTGCAGGAAGAGCTAGCCGAAGAAATGCGGCTGGCAAGTCTACCCAAGCTCAAAACATCAGTATTTTCTAGCCATGACTCTTGTAAATGCCCGTGCTGCTTTTGAAAAAGCTGTTACCGATGCAGTCGTAGCGGCGGATAACACTGTTGAAATGGTTTACGACAATATCAAGTACACAACCCCTGGTAAGACTAAAAAGTATGTTTCCATGCGAATAAACTTTAATCAATCCACGCTCCAAAACCAAGGGGCTGCTTCTGATTACTATCGCGGAATAATTCAGTGCAACGTGTATGTACCAAAATCTGCTGGTACGGCAGCACTTGCAGCTGTTAGCGAATCAGTAATTGACGGCTTGACATCGGTAAATGCCAATGGTTATACGGACGTTTTTAATGTTGCACCACGGGTGCTTGACGTTACTGGACCAAACCCTTTAGAGCTAGAAGATCGTCCTCATTTTCTTGGAATCATTTCTTGCCAATTTACAGCAGTCGTATAGTATATTAATCGAAACGAGATTATTTCATGCGTGCTACCGAGTTGCTTCGGAACAAGTTTGGCATCAGCCAGCTTTATAAGCATGAGGTAAAAGACGGCGACGAAGTAGTGCTAGAGGTTTATTGGCATCCTTTGACCATTGCTGAGCGTGAATCGATTCAAAAAAAATCTGATAAAGATGACTCTGGAGATTTTGCTTTAGGCATGATGATTGAAAAGGCGCTTGATGCCGATGGCAAACGTCTCTTTCAGGACGGAGAAAAATCGCAACTCAAGAATGCTGTAGACGCGTCAGTGTTGCAAGAAATTCAGCTTGCCATGCTGACGTCTGGCGCGGAAAACAAAGTGGAGGAAGCGAAAGCTGATTTGAAAAGCTAATAACGACTGGCTTTTTATCTATTTTCTCGCGTCAGAGCTGCATTTGACGGTAGCCCAACTTGTTCGGACGTTGACGCGAGAAGAAATGATCGGATGGGCGGCCTTCTATGAGCTAAAGCGTGAGCAAGAAGAAAAAGCAAGAGATCAAACTCAAATACGCAAAAGAGCGTAAAAAGCCAGTAGGCGGTAAACTAGGGCAATAGGCGTTTGGCTTGGGCTTGTGGCTGAATACGGCGTAAATATTAAGGCCAGCGTCCAAGGCCAAGAAAATATTAAAAAGCTTGCTGCTCAGATTAAAAAAATTACAGAGGGGTTGGAAGCTGCGGACAGGGCTTTTTCTAACTTTGAGTCAAAGTTAAAATCATTTGATCAAAGAAAAAGAGAAAAACAAATAAATGAAGAATTAGACCGCAGAGCTAATATTTATACCTCGATGGAGCGAATGCAGCGGCAGTTGCTGGCTAATGATAATTCCAGGATAAAATCTTTAAGAAAACAGGCCGATTTAGAGGAACATATTTCAAGAACTATATCTGCTGGAAGAATGCGAAGAGAGTCTCGGGCGGCGCTTCGCCTACAAGGAGATCCTAATGCCCACGCATCTCCAATTGGTCCTCAGCGTGACTTAGAAAGGGAAAGTCGTCTTCAATTAATGCGCCAGACAGCGAGTCAGGTGGAAGCTTTTGATGCTCAGAAAAAGTTTGCCGTAGAAATGGGAAGAATTAACGAAAGACTTGACAGAAAAACGCATGACATGAAGGTTGATATGCTTTTGCAAGAATTTAAGACTGAAGAGGCTTTTCAAAAGGCAACGTTTGAAAAAATGATAGCGCTAAGTAAAAAAGAATTAGATGAAAACGCAAAAGCTCTTGGTATTAAAACTGATCAAGAGATGGCAGCAATAAAAAAAATTGACAAGGAGCGAAGAAGAATTGCTCGTGAAAGTTTAATGCTTACCGGCCAAACAAGTCCGGTTGGCGGGGCGGCAGGCATCCCAGGCAGTCCTGCGGCTTTAGCAGCAGCAGAACGTAGCAAGAGGTTAAGGAGTGCTCAAAGCAGCGCATTAATTGGTGGCGCTTTCCCGCTGCTATTTGGGCAAGGAGCAGGCGCATCTATTGGTGGTGCTGCAGGTGGTTTTGGCGGAGGAATGATTGGTGGTGAATTTGGATTCGGGCTATCGCTGATTGGAACGCAGATTGGTTCGTTATTTGACCAACTCTCAACTAAAGCCGTTGACTTAGGAAAAGCTTTAAATCCACTTACTGCTGATACCGATGCAATAATTCAAGCTGTTGGCAAAGGAGAAACCGAATTTGCAGCTCTTGTGAGTGAATTAAACGCCGCTGGTAGGTCCGCTGAAGCATTAGAACTGGCAACAAAAGAATTAGAGATTGTGGTTGGCCAGGACGGAGTTGAAGCACTTGAAACCTTTAGCGGTCGAATAGTTCAACTTCAAAATGAATTTGGTATTTTAGTGACAAAAGTAGCAGCTCTTGGTGCTGAGTTTTTCAATGTTCTTACTGGAGAGTCGCCTACGATAGTATCTCTTAGAGAAAGAATGTCAGCAGTAGCAACTGCTCGTCAAAGCGACAAGCCTGAACTTCAGACAGAAGTTGCAAAACTTGATGCTCTTGGCGCTGACCCGAAAGCTCGTATCGCGCAGCAGGAAAAAATTCTTGATTTGGTCAGAAATGGAACGAAAGAAGAAAGGCAAAAACTTAAGTTAAGTGAATTAACCTTAAAGCAAGGGAAAGACCAAGCGCGTCTTGTCCGTGAAAGTACAGAAATGACTCGCCTGCAAGGGCAACTTGCCGCCAGTGGTGTTGACTCAAACAGCAAACAAGGTGCATTAATTCGGCAAAGAATTGCAGACTTGACTGAAGAGCAAGCTATAACAAAAGCTTACAAAGATTTTGCAACAGACGTTATTAGCAAGGAAACACTTCGCGCAACACTTGTTGATATCAGGGCTAACCGTGAGCTAGCTTCTGCCAAAATTATTGCAGATGTAGACAAGGCAAGCGAGAGGTCAAGTGAAAAGACCGACAAAGCAAATGAAAGGCAGCAGAGAGCGATTGAAAGGCGAGTTAAGGCTGTCGATCGCGAGATCGAGCGCACCGAAAATGCGTTTAATAAAGCAAGCCAGCAGCTTGATTCGATTACTCAAAAGCATGAAGACAAGATGGCTTTTGAGCGAGAGTATTCTCGTTTAATTATGGAAGGCAGCACTCCTGCTGCGGCCAAACAAGCGGTAGAGCTGAAGAAACAACTATTAGAGCTGGATCGTGGTTATGAAAAATTACTGCAGACAGTAAATGCTCAAATTATTAAAGCAGAAGCTTCTCTTCAAGATTTGAAGAATCAAAAAGGAGTTACTAACGAGTACATTGAGCAGCAAAAAGCACTAGATAAGCTTAAGGAAGACAGAGATGGTCTAAAAGACAAGAAAGGCAAAGCAGGCGGTGCTATTGAAGAAGCTTTAGCCCCTAAGACATTTTTAGACAAGCTAGACGACGAAGCAAAGCGTCTTCAAGGTGTACTGAATGCTTTAGTAGATCCTGCAAATCAAGTGATTGGAGCGGCAAACGCGATAGGAGATGCGTTTAGCGAATCATTTAAAGGTGTTATTAGCGGCAGCATGACTGCTCAAGAAGCGTTGGCAAATCTATTCCAACGAACAGCAGACCACTTCTTAGATATGACGGCTCAGATTATTGCTGCTGCAATCAAGATGCAGGCTATCCAAATTATTACGAGCATAATTGGATCGGCAGCTGGTGGGTTTATGAGCCCTGCCGCTAGCCCTGGGGGCTCTGCCGGTGTCGCAGGCATTGGTGGTGGTGGCATGACCAACCCCTTTGGCAATACCAGTTCGTTTGGTGCTGCTACGTCTTTGCCTATGGCAGAAGGCGGCTACGTTAATAGGCCAACCAACGCATTAATCGGTGAAGGTGGTGAGCCTGAATACGTCATCCCAGCATCCAAGATGCGCGAAAGCATGTCGCGTTATTCGCGCGGTTCACGCGGTGGCGGTGTCATTCCTTCTGCTGGCGGATCATCTGCATCAGGCGATGGTGGCGTTGCAGTTGCCGCACCAATCGATGTTCGCTACACCGTGGAGCGTATCAACAGCGTTGATTATGTAACCGCTGATCAGTTCCAGAATGGGATGCAAAGTGCAGCAGCACAAGGCGCACAGCGCGGTGAACAGAACACGCTAAAACGATTACAAATGAGCGGTAGCACCCGCAAGAGGATTGGCTTATGACAAGTTTTGCTTTTGGCCATGCGCTACGAATAAAGCCTCAGATAACAGAGCTTTACCGCTTTCAAAATTTTTTTATCGGCAAAGAGATTACGCATCGAAGCCCCCCGCAGCGTGAACCTGATCCGCAATTGCCCGGATCAAACTACACCTTTGTTCCGTTCGGCTTTTCTGGTGTCACTGTTAACCGCACAGGTGACGGCCTAGAAGCAACGCTAATTTTCCCAAATAACAGCCTGGCGCGTAACTGGGGCGTTAGTGCAATTGAAGGCACCTGGGTCATGGAAATCGACGTGTTGATTATTGAAGATCCTGACCCTGATACAGGTTTGTCGACGGCAAACAAAATTGTTCACACCTACACAGGTCAAGTGACAGGCGGGCAGTGGGACAATACGTCTTTAAACCTGGAACTAAGTTCAGTGCTGGATGCTGTTGGAACGGACGTGCCAAGGCGTTCTTTAACGAATCGGGTTGTAGGCAACTTGCCGATTAGTAATAATGTCCGGCTGCGCTGATCTCATCGGAATGCCGTATCGGCTAGGCGCTGACGGCAGCGATGGCCATATTGACTGCATTCACTTGTGTTACGAGGTTTGGCAACGAGTCGGAGTTAAAGGACCACCGTTTAAGCAGTCCTGGTACGAAGCGAGCAAGTGGGAAGTATCGCGTGATTTGTTGAACTGGGGTTTTCGGATCAAGAAGCCTGAGTATGATGGCGATATTCTGCTGTTACCGCAGCAATCCTGGGCATTCGCAGTCACATGGCAGACGGGAATCTTGTACGTCAATCGAATGTCAGAAAAAGTGCAATGGTCTTCGGCCCGTCTGTTTACGACGTACCACTGCTTCCGTACGAAAGAGAATTAATTAAGACGATTGGGATTACAGAAGAAGAGTACCAACTATTTGCAGCTGAAGTTAGGCAGCGTGGTCGATTAAGACCTGCAGAATATGAGCACATTCCAGACATTAAAAACGATATTGCGATAACGCCTATTCTCATTAACCTTGCAATCAGCTTGGTTCTGACCGGCGTTGCATACCTGCTGACGCCAAAGCCCAAGATGCCTTCGGCCCCAAAGTCAGGGCGGATTGATTTAGAAAGCATCACAGGAGCTAGCCGGTTCACTCCATCTAGAGGATTTGAAACATTAAACGAGCTAGCGGATTACGCATCACCAATACCCATCATCTTTGGCCTATACAACGAAAGAGAAAAAGTTGGTGGCATGTTGATCGAGCCACGCTTGGTGTGGTCTCGGATGTTTAGCCATGGCACACAACAACAAGCCAATCTTTTGTTTGTTGTGGGCGAACAAGGCATCAGAACTAAAAGCGCCAACGATGGCATCGCCCCACCCTCGTTAGAGGGCATCTTTTTAGGCAACAACGCTTTAGACGTTATTTATGACGACCTGTTTGCTTTCTATTGGAAACGAGGTTACACCGAAGAAGAAGGCGGCTTTGTCCGTAAAAAGCATTTTCAAAAAGGGGACGAAGGTGTAGGCAACTTAAGTTTTGGTCCAAACGACGAAGTTTTTGTATGTCCTAGTGGTGCAGAAGAAAACGACCCAAAAGCTTTTTGCCATTCGTTTTCACCGGTTAACAACGCGCAGTTTGGCATATATGGAGCGATCGTCAATGGAACAGGCTACAGATTAAATTATCAAGTAATTACTGTCCCCAGGGACAACATAAACGACAAAAAACAAAGAGTTAATATAATTAAACGCATAAAAGTTATTGGCGATTTAAATTTAGGCAGAGACGGAGACCCTTCAAAGGGCGTAGATCCTGGGACAAATGCAAGCGACCTTCCAGAGTACACAAAAATCGTGCGAAAACAAAAGCATGAAGGCGAAGGCCGTCAGTACAGTCCACGCATGGGAGTGGTCCGTCATGTTCGTGGTGGAGTTGACACAACAACCAGTGGCGCTGAATTGACTAAAATTGTCGATGTTGAGGTAAATGACTCAATAATTTTCCGAATATCTAATAGCAAGATACCTACAGATGCTTACGCATCAAGAAAAGATCAACTTGGCGAGAAAGTAGACGACATTAATTCAACAGTTTTGGCCGAACAGGTTGCCGCTGACGCAGCAATGCAAAAAGGCGAAATATTTGCCATAGGTAATACCCTGTGGAAAGTTATTGACAGGCTGCTTATTGAGTTTAATCCAGAGAGTAAAGAAAACGATGATCAAAAAATTACACTTAGGTGTATTGATACAAGTGAATCATTAGAAAACAAAATAGGCATAGTAAGCTTGAGCAGGGTTATCAACCCAACTGTTTATCTTGACGATCGTGATGGTATTGGCGCGGGGTTTTTCCCTTTGACTCAAATCGCGACGGCAACCGTGCGCAATAACCGTCCCGCAGTTGTCACGGAGTTAGGAATTAAAAGCACGGTATATCAAAATTTACAAGGGCTATGTTCTTTCCCTGGGTTGCCATCGTCAGATGAAATCAATGAATACGACGAGGGTAATGTAACGGTGACCACCGGAACGATTACAGCAACAATTGCAAGGTCTTCGTGTTTTAGAATTTTTATTAGAAAGGCAGGACTTAATCCAAGCGGCAATCCGCGTGATTTTAGAGCTTTCCAGTTGCGATTTGTGGTTGTAGGCCAAAGACCTGTAGCTCAGTACAACTTTATTAGGATTGAAAGCCCGAGAGGTCTAGGGCCAGAGGAATTTGAATTTAAAATTGTGCCTATACCCGGCTCTGAGTTAAGAGCGCTTCCAGATGATGCTAAGTTTATAAAACTTTCAGCAACTATTCCAAACAACGATTCCGAAACATCTTTGGTTAACGAGCCAGCCAGCGTAGGAAATATTGATGGCGTGTTTAATATTATCGCTGCTGGGTCGGTAGTAGAAAGATCAGCGATACGGGCCAATAAAGAATTTACAAGAAAGCCTAGCTTTGATTTCACTCCTCCAGGCTTGGGCACCCCGTCTGTAGTTGTAGTGCGGAATGTTCTTCCTGCAGATAGTGCGGGCACTGAAAATCAAATTGATTCAGTTGAGTTTGTAGGAAATTTTTCAAACGAAAGCAATGCAACAGCGGGCCGAATAGGAGCAATGACATACGAAATTGCTGATAATCCTGACGACAGCTCTGTTGCGGTGGATCAAACAATCACGGTTGTCACGAAAGAATTTTTAAATGCTAATGACGATTTAAACTTTGTCATTGTGCGTTGGACTTTAGTCAAAAGACGATTGTCTAGCGGACATTATGCAAGAGAGTACGGCGGACAGGACACTGTTTGGGCTCCTGCAGGCATTGAAGTGCTGGCCAGTTCAGGTAATTATGCTCCTGGCAGCCAGCTAAGAATAAAGCGCGGTATAGGTGGAACAAACGTCCCAGGGGGTGATAGCAATCCTTATCAAAATAGCAATCCTTTCAAACACGATCGAACCCCAAATAATGAACGTAATCTTCGTTACTCTGGGCAAGCCTATAGAGTGACATCTGTAAGAACAGTTGAAGCCATACCAGGAAGAACAAACGGTTTTTACTATCAGTTGTTTGCTCTTGAGAATCATTTTGCAGATAGTTTGCCTGTTGGGACGGTCAGAACAGTTTCGCGAACCTATACCGAAGGCAACAAGAGCATTCGTCTCCGCTATAAATCTGCAGTCAAGCAACTTGCAAGTAACCATTGGTCAGGCGAAACAAAAGCCTGGACTGATCCAAGTATTGATATAGTCGAGGGAAATAGCACGACCTCTAACTGGGAAATTAACGATAGATTTGGTGCAGTCTTGAGTATTGCAAACGATAATCCCTTCCAAACTGTCTATAGTCTTTCTGGGCTCAGGTTTAAAATAGCTCAACGAGAGGAATTGCCTGGGTCAAGCACCATAGACGCGGAGGTTTTCTTTGAAGGCCAAAGCCAGTACGCAGATGTTAGCTTTTATAGAAGCCTTGTCAAAAAATCAAACGAAAGCGAGCCAGAGCATGAAGTCGTTTACGTGAACGAAATACTGCCTAACGACCCAATCCCTTCGTACAACGATTTAACGATGGCCGGTCTTTCGCTAAAGGCCAGTCGTAATTTTACGCAGCTAGACCAATTACGAACTTGGATTGGTAGAGGGATCCACGTAGAAAGATTGCACGCAGATCTAAATACTTACGAACCAAACGGTCAGTCAAAAGGCCCAAGCAATCTACTGACAGATCTTGTGTTTTACTTATTTACCGATCAGATGGGTGGTGCGGGAGGGTTGACGGGAATGACGGCGGCAAATCCAACCTTGATTGAAAAAGACAAGTTAAAAGAAACTTCCAAGTTCTTACGAAAGCAGAAATTGTTTTTTAATGGCGTTATTGGCGAAAACGTTAACTTGCGTCAGTTTGTAATGGACATGGCTCCAAATTTCTTGTGTAACTTTGTTTTAACCGATGGCAAATTTGCCTTGCTGCCTGCTATTCCGCATGTCCCAAAGAGTGGTCAAATTGAGCTTGGCTCTCTTAAAATCAGTCAGCTCTTTACGGCTGGAAACATTCTCCAAGATTCATTAAAGGTTGAATACTTAAGCTCAGAAGAGCGTAGACCGTTCAAAGCAAATGTCCGTTACAGGCAAGAAACCAAGAACAAGTTCCCAGAAGAAAAAGTTGTAGAAATAAAAGCTAAAAGAACAGTAAGCTATGACGCGCTACAAACATCTGCAAACATTGAAAGGGTGCCGCATGAGCAATTTAACCTTACGCAATTCTGCACGTCAAAAGAACATGCGATAAAAGTTGGCAAATACTTTCTAGCCTTGCGTCAACTCGTAACACATACGATTAGCTTCTCGACAACTGTTCACGGCCTCGATCTCCAGGCTGGGTCGTTTATCAAGGTCGTTACAGAGTCAAGCCCGTACAGTTCTGCTAACAACGGGTCAATTAGCTCAACCGGCCAGGTCACCAGTGTCACGCCTCTAAACGACGGGCAATACAACGTTTCTTACTTTCAAATTAATTCAGAGGATGTTGAGATTGGAACGCTGAATGTCAGTGATGGGGTGGTTACTGACTCAACGTTCCACAATTCTGTCTTTACCTTGACTAACCCCGAGGTATCTCAAAACGTTTATGTTGTAGAGCAACTGACGTTTTCGCAGGAAGGCACTGTGGACATCGTTGCATCAGAGCACCCTTGCAACGATGATGGAAGCAGTAAGCTCGCGCACATGATGCAAAGCGGGCCGTTTGACATTAGCCCTGACGAGAACTTAAGCGACTAATGGCTTTTCCAGCACTTGTTCCAACCAGCCGTTCTTTTGATGCGGGGGACTACCCGATCAAAACGTTTAAGTCGCAAAACGGCGCTGAGACGCGGATTCTGTACGGCAGCAACCGCACCAACATGAAGCTGTCATTGAGTTATGCCAACATCACTGACGCAAACGCTGAGTTGTTTCTTGACCACTACGACGAGATGAAAGGCACGTTTACAACGTTTGGGATTGACGTTGCCAAACGTGGCTGGGAAGGCAATATTGATGCGATTGGAGCGACAACCCATGGGAATGCGTACCGCTATGAAAGCGCACCACAATTAACGCAGGTGCGGCCTGGGGTTAGCACTGTTACAGTGAGTCTCATTGGCGTGATCTGATGGCAAAGGTCTATACCGGCAGAGATGGCGTCTTGCAAGTCG